CGATTTACAAGAACATTTTGGTCTATTAGCAACGGATGAGATGATCTGGCACGAGGCTATGGATAAAATACCCGATGGGGATCGGGCGTACATTACGGCCCTTCTCCGGCGAGGCGAGAAGTTTAACGCCAAGCCCCGCATCAGATTGTCCACGATCCACGGCACCAAAGGTGGCGAAGCCGAAAACGTTGTAATCCTGCCGGATTTGACGGCGGCAGCAATGGACGCACATGGGGATGATCTTCACCGCGTGTTTTACGTGGGGGTAACGCGGACGCTTCAAAACCTCTATATCCTAGAACCAGAAGACTATTTAAGGGCTTACGCTTTATGAAAGAGGAAACAGAAATGAGTCAAATACCTTGTCCAAACTGCGATAAACAGGCGCAGGAAATTATTCATGCCGAACAAAACATCCGAGTAGGATGGTGGTGCCAAGCCTGTAATTACTTTCATAAAGCAATTTTGCGCGAACGTAAGGTAGCCTAATGACGACCGGCAAACTGCAAATGGCCATGTTCCCGCCAAAAAGCGATTGGGTTCCCCCAATGGAGCTTCCAGACATTTTTGACTGTGAAGAAATCGCCATCGACGTAGAGACTCGCGACCCTCATTTGAAAGAAAAAGGACCGGGTTGGCCTACGGGTGACGGCGAAGTGGTGGGCTACGCCATCGCAGTGCCGGGTTGGAAATGTTACATCCCCGTTGGCCATGCTGGCGGGGGTAATCTTGACAAGCGCATTGTGAGCAAATGGCTCAAAAAAGTCTTTGAATGCCCTGCTGATAAGATCATGCACAACGCCCAGTATGACCTTGGCTGGATACGCGCCATGGGGTTTGAGGTAAAAGGCCGGGTGATTGACACCATGATTACGGCCAGCTTAATCGATGAAAACCGATTTAGTTACAGCCTCAACGCGCTCTGTTACGACCATCTGGGCAAGACAAAATCCGAAAAGACCTTGGTTGAGGCCGCAAAAGAATTTGGCGTAGACCCGAAAGGCGAAATGTGGAAGTTGCCCGCCATGTATGTCGGGCCCTATGCAGAGACAGACGCAGAAATCACGTTAGACCTTTGGCACCACTTTAAAACCATTCTAAACCGTGAAGAGTTGTGGGATGTTTGGCGGCTAGAAATTGCTTTACTACCCAATTTAGTGGACATGACGATGCGGGGTATCCGCGTAGACTTGGATCGGGCTGAAAAAACAAAGCAGATCATCCTCAAGCGAGAAAAAGAAGTTCTCAAGCAGATAAAAAGCATGACCGGGCAAAACGTAGAAATATGGGCCGCGCAGTCCATAGCTAAAGCGTTTGATGGTTTAGGGCTGGGTTACCCACAAACCGAGAAAGGTGCGCCCAGCTTTACCAAAAGCTTCTTGGCAGAACACTCGCATGAGCTACCGAAGCTGATCGTGGAGGCACGAAACCTCAACAAGACCAGCGGCTCTTTTATCGACGGCATATTGAAGTATGTCCACGATGGGCGCATCCACAGCCACATTAACCAATTACGCTCCGATGATGGCGGAACAGTGTCGGGCCGCATCTCCATGAACTCGCCTAACTTACAACAGATCCCGGCCCGCGACCCCGTGTTAGGTCCCATGATTCGCTCGCTGTTTTTACCCGAAGAAGGAGAGCAGTGGGCGGCAATAGACTTCTCGCAACAAGAACCACGGATCTTGGTCCACTTCGCAAAGAATTATGGCGACTACAAAAACATGCCCATGGAGGGCGTAGAAAGCTTCGTAGAGGGCTATCGGAACAACCCGGACATGGACTTTCACAGCATGGTCAGTGAGATGGCTAACATCCCCCGTAAACAAGCTAAGGTGATCAACCTCGGCATGATGTACGGCATGGGTGTCAATAAATTGTCAGATCAACTAGACCTTACGGTGGATGAAGCAAAAGCCCTCACTCAGCAATACCACAAGCGCGTCCCGTTTGTGAAAGGCTTGATGAAAGGCGTACAGCGCAAGCTTGACGACCCACGGTCCTCGGGCAGCTTACGATCTCTTCGGGGCCGTAAGTGTCGGTTCGACCTCTGGGAACCAGACACGTTTGAAATGCATAAGGCCATGACTCGCGAAGAAGCAATCGCGACCCACGGACCAACGACCAGACTTCGGCGGGCGTACACTTACAAGGCCCTGAACCGGTTGATTCAAGCCTCTGCGGCAGACATGACTAAGCAAGCAATGGTCAACGTGTGTGAGGCCGGTTTCACTCCCATGCTCCAAGTTCACGATGAACTGGCTTTTTCGGTTACCGGGCCTGAGCAAGCTAAACAGTTGGCTGAGATTATGGAACAGGCTGTACCGCTACAGGTTCCAAACAAGTGTGATGTCGAGATTGGCCCTAGCTGGGGCGAATGTGAGGAACAATCATGAGTGACGCGGTAAAGACTGCGGCCAAGGTGGGCCACATTTATTACGACCTGCATAACGGGGAAGGCTTTGTTGTGCTGAATGAGCGTTGGTATTGTCTTTTAGAAGATGTTTGTGAACTTGACGTAATTCAAGATGTCATCGCGGACATGACCGAGCTATATGAAGATCGACATTCCGTGGTTTTTCCAAAGGTTGATTGACGCTACGACTCTGCGTATACTTTCCCATATCTAAACAGGAGACGTGTGATGGACACGACTAAATGGAAATCAGTGTTGCTTCCTCGGGATTGTTATGAAGAGGTGGTAGTGATTGCGCGGGTAGAAGGGCGTACAATTAGTGGACAGCTTCGGTACATATTGGAAGGCTGGAAACAAGAAAACCTTTCCGACCGAGATCAGGAATATATTGCCGAGCAAGTAGATTCATTTAAGAAGGAGAACGGCGTAGACCTTACGTCAAAAAGCTTTTCAATATGAGTCAATTTACGACAATGCAGCATGAATTCAGCAAAGCTTTAAAAAAGCTGGAAGATAGCTATGAAAATGGCAAAGTTGACCGCGCTGATTTCGACAAGCTGCACCTATGGCATGAATTCCTCAAATCCAAAATAGAAGCGGATAGAGAGAAAGATGCCCGAGAAGTCAGATAGCGTTAATTGTCCTGCCCACTATAACCAAGGTGGGGTTGAGTGTATTGACGCTATTAAAGCCAGCTTGACCGCCGAAGGGTTTCAGGCGTACCTTAAAGCGTCTTCAATGAAATACCTTTGGCGGTACGAGCATAAAAACGCTCCGATAGAGGATTTAAGGAAAGCCCGATGGTTTCTGGATCGTTTGATCAAAGAACTGGCAAATGGTGGTTTGGATTAGCGTCTGAAGACGTAAAGATTGCTATGCAAGCCGCGCATCAGACCGCCGACCGATTAAACAAACCCGTTGCTTTGCAAAGCGACCTTTCGGTTGTCCCGGCGGATGAAGCAACGATAGAAGTTCTTGAAGTGGTGAAACCTGTCGGGTATTATGAATAGTGCGTGGTTTGATGGGACCATGCGATTACTCCTAAAGTAGTTTGTTAGGGCATCAGTTGTTTTCTCCCAAAGTGAACATTAAGCCCGAGCCCCGCGCAATGCGGGGTTTTTTTTGCCACTATCCTTTATATATGTTATGGTATCAGACATGGATCTGATAAATGCAATTGACCTCGGCACAGCCAAGGCATACAAAAACGAAAGGCGTTGCTACATTGGAGCAAGTAACGTGGGCAACCCATGTCACGCCTTCTTGCAATATAGCCTTCGGGGTTATCCCCAGAGCAACCCCCCACCCGCCGTCATACGCATCTTTAACCTTGGTCACCATTTGGAGGATGTTGTTGTCGAAGACCTAAAATCAGCAGGAGTGGCTGTTTCTGAAGTAAACCCAAAGACCGGCAAACAATGGACTTACACCGCCTTTGGCGGCCACGTGCGAGGCCACGCTGACGGCGTTGTTTACACCGGGGCAAAAGAAAGCCCTAAGATCCTTGAAATCAAGTCCATGAACGACAAGAAATGGAATAGCTTCAAAAACCAAGGAATCGCCCGGAGCCACCCCATCTACTACGACCAGATGCAACTGCTCATGGGGCTCTCTGGATTCAACTCTGCATGGATGATCGCCTACAACAAAAATACATCCGCCTACCACACAGAACACGTCCTGTTTGACGCACCACGCTTCAAGGACCTTCTGCGTAAATCAGTATCCGTGGTCCGTGGCTCGTCCGCCGCCCGCATTGCAGATACCCCTGACTGCTTTGAGTGCCGGTATTGTAACTACCGACCACACTGCTGGCCCAACGGCGTACAACCACCACCTATCGCCGTTGAGTGTATAACTTGTCGCCACAGTAAGCCGACAGGCAAACGCAAGTGGTATTGCACGTTACACGGGTCACGGGCCACGGAGCCTTGCTCACAATGGAGTAAACTTCAACCCACGGAGAAACTGTAATGAACCGAGCTATATGCTGGTGGTGCGGGGGAGAACTTATCTGGGGCGGGGACCACGACCTGTCCGAAGAAGATGATCATTTTGACATGTCCTCAAACCTGACCTGCGCCGAGTGTGGCGCACACGTTGTTTACTACAGGCCAAAAGATGAAGAAACTGTGGAAGATTAGCGAGCCAAAAAAAGAACTAGGCGGCTGGAAGCAATATGCAATAATGTTTGTGATCTTCCTGATCATCGCCTTGCTTGCTTGACCGTTATCTAGTATACATAGCCCCTAAGATTAATCGCATGTGGGGGCAGGCGGTTGGATCGGCTTACTTGTAGAGAATGCAAGAAAAGAAAACCAAAAAAAGAATTCGGCAAACGTTTTCACCAAACCGGTAAATACCAGCGCGGTAAAGCACTTTGTAACGATTGCTGCCGCGACCGCCAAATAAACAGTATCTACAAAAATCCTCGTAACTACGTCGCCGCCAGACACCACGACATGCGCCAACGCGCCAAAAAATACAACATAGAGCTAAGTGACGACGTTGACTCAGATTTTCTATACGATTTGTTTAAACACCAAAACGGACTCTGCGCTTTGTCTAAATTGCCCATGACATGGATGCACGAAGGACTAGCCTCGAACCACGGCTCACGGCGCGGGACAAACATATCCGTCGATAGAATCGACCCGGAGCAGGGCTACCTACCCGAAAACGTCCGGTTAGTGTGTGACCGGGTCAATAAATTGAAGTCCAGCATGGTGGACGGAGATTTATACTTCTGGTGTGCAATATTGGCGAAAGGTTTTAACGACGCTTAACGCGTTTTGCCGCCTCTTCTATCAACTGTA